TGGGATGCCGGTTGGTTGTAATGCGCCAATCATTCGTTCAAGCATTGGCCGGGTGTAACCTTTCTGGTGCCGGTCTTTCTTGCCGCAGTCGTCTAGGCAAATCAGGTAATCGGTGAGGCGCTGGCGCTTGGCATCAACCTGTGCAGTGAAATCCGCTTTTACCCGGTGAATTTTAACGCCCAGCGATTCCTCCAGATAATCCACGTAGGCGTAAGTTTCTGAGTGCTCGTGACCAGTATCCGCAAACACGGCCACAATGTTTTCCGCTTTACGCTCAATGGCCAGGGTGAGCATGGCGGTTGAGTCTTTGCCGCCGCTGATTGAAACAACGTTGCAGGTACTCATAGCTCACCCCCACAAACAAACGGCACGTCATTACGAATGCGCTTCTCTGGCTGGTGCCAGGTGTCGTGCGTCATCGGCTCAAGCGCTAATGGCGCGAAATTTACCCGCTTCCGCTCTGCATCCAACTCAAGGCCGGCGCTGTGCGACACTGAAACCAAGTGATACACGTAGACCGCCTTGCCGTTCGACTGCTGCACCCGTTGCGCTGGTGGTATCTCAAATTCGTATAGGTCGCGCAGCTCACGGATTCGTGCGGTGATTTCGGTGTCGGTGCTGAATTGTGCTTTGCGACGAATGGCTCCCGCGCTCATGGGGCCAGCGTTATACATTGCCCGCAGGACGCGACCGGTGTTTGAGTGTTTGCTGGGTAGGTTCATACCTCCACCCCCATGCGCTCAAGCTCGGCAACGATGATAAATTGATCGCCGGTGTTTTTCATTTTTAAACCTTATCGCTTTTAGCGCTTTCTCGCATGGCTTTAATTTCTTTTTTCAGCTCCGCAATCTCTAGCTGATGATCTTCTACAACGCGGCCGACAATAGCCGCCAGCTTTTCGTCATTAGATCCTGCCAGTTCAGCCTTCATCTTTGAAAGAACCATGTTCCCGTAATTTATGCTTTTTTTAGTTCTCATGTTTTCCGCCTCGTAGATAATTGACCTAACCAATACTAAGACGTAATATAGCAATCGTCAACACAAAATCACACTAGGAACGACTAAGATGAAAGACAACGTAATTTTGACCGTAGAGGAAATCAGAGCCGCGCTGGCCGACCGGAACCTAAAGAAAGTATCCGAGGGTAGCGGCGTCCACTATCACACGGTCATGGCTGTGGCCAACGGTACGCGGCTGAACCCTACCTATGACACTTACGTGGCCCTGGCTAACTACCTGGCTAAGTGAGGTCGTCATGGAGAATAGGGGCTGGATTAAATTGCACAGGTCCATGTTCGACAATGAGCTATGGAAATCCGAGCCATTTACAAAGGGCCAAGCGTGGATAGATATGATTGGAAACGCTAACCATAAGCCGAGTTCGGTCTGGATTCGCGGCGTTGAAATTGGCGTCAAAAGGGGGCAGCTTGCGTGGTCAGAATTAACGATGTCAAAGCGCTGGGGCTGGAGTCGGGCGAAAGTCCGGAGATACTTGGGAATGCTAAAAACGAGACAGATGATAGAACAGCAAAAAGACAACTACACTTCGATCACAAGTATATGTAACTACGGGATTTATCAGGATTCGGATACACCAAACAAGACAGCAGGCGATACACCAAACGAGACAGCAGGCGATACACCAAACGAACACCAAACGATACACAAACAAGAATGTAAGAATGAAAAGAACAAAGATTTGCCCAAAAATCGGGCTTCTGTTTTGGACTATTCAACATGGCCAGAAACACCAGATCAGCAGATCCTTGCAGACTGGAAAGCGCTCAGGAAAAACTTGAAGGCTCCAGTATCGCAAACCGTTGTCACACGATTTGGAAAGCAGCTATCCAAAGCAAGGGATCTAGGATTCTCAGTTGACGACTGCCTAGGCAAAGTTATCGAAAAGGGATGGAAGGGGTTTTCTGCCGAGTGGATGGCAAGCGACGGCCAGCAATCATTTGGTGGACAACAAGCAAAAAGAACCATTAGAGATTTTCCGCAGGGGTAAATTATGAGCGTAGCAGCAGAGCAGGGAGTGATTGCGGCGATTTTGAAAAGGCCGCACATAGCGAAAGAGTGCGGGCTATCGGCATCTGAGTTCCAGAGCCAGGCTTGCCAGGATATTTACCAGTCAATCCGCGAAAAGAGCGATTCAGGCGAGTTGTTCGATCTTATTACCATTGGCACTGACCTGAACAATAAGTTGCCCGAAAAGGATGCGGCCTACCTGTTCGACTTTATGGGCAAGCTCATGGCCGAGACTGCCGTAATGCCGGGCATGTTTGAAACCTACTGTCATGAAATAAAGCGCAGCTATCGGCTGACTGAAATCAGAACCATTGCAAACACGCTGCTGATTGACGTTGAGGAGTCAAAAAACCCAGAGTCCGCAGACAAGGCAATCGCTGCGCTGATGGCTCTTGAAAATACCGGGCGCAATTACTCATGGACGATGGAGCACGCCGTTAAGGCTGGACTGAGACAGGTCGAGGAAGTGTCTGCACGTGATGGAATGGTGGGGGTTAACACAGGGCTGCCGGAGCTTAACGACGCGACTGGTGGGTTTAACGACTCTGATCTTGTCATCATTGGCGCCAGGCCGGCCATGGGAAAAACCGCGCTCCTACTTAACCTGGCAAATAACTGCAATGTTCCGGCGGGCATTGTGTCTGCTGAGCAAGGCCACGAGCAGATTGGCAAACGAATGCTGTCAATCGAGGGGTCGTGCGACGCGCAAAGAATACGCAAAGCTGATCTTTCAGGGGATTTCGTGAATGACCTGGGAAGGGCTGCAAGGCGATTAATTGATAAAAAAATATGGATTAATGATAGGCCCGCCATAAACATTATCCAGCTTTGCCGACAGGTCAGGGAGTGGGCCCATAGGTACGATATCAAGATTGCTTTTGTCGATTATGTGCAAAAAATAAAAGGCAGCCGGCGCGGAATGTCACCGAAAGAAGAAGCTGCCGAAGTTGTCGGGATGCTCAAGAATCTTGCGAAGGAACTCGGTATACCCATCGTAGCACTGGCTCAGGTCAACAGAGAGGTGGACAAACGGCCAGACCCTAGACCTAACATGGGTGATCTTTCAAACGCCGCTGAGATAGAGCAGGAGGCCGATCTGGTCATCATGCTTTACCGGGATGAAGCCTATAACCCGGATACTCCCGACAAAGGCATTGCAGAATTGCTGGTCGAAAAAAACCGGCATGGCCCGACTGGCCGAATACGCTGCCAGTGGATTGGCCGATACATGCAGTTCAAGGAATTGACCTCGCAGAACTACATGGATCATTACTCATAAAACTATAAAATAGTTTGCATGGATGTTGACTAGAGATAACTGATCTACTATCTTTAGGTTATCGAATCACAAAACAGAAGGAAGCAGCCATGAACGCACTAGACCAGCAATTCCACATCGCCCAGAACGTACTGCGAGGCAACACGCTCTCACGCCAGCCAGCAGCTCAGAAAGCTGTCGCGCCGATCTTCTACCAGCTGGCAGTAGGCGATGGGGCGATGTACGAGATCCCGACTTATATCCGCAATCGGATTTCACAGTACGACTTCGATAACCGGTGCAGGGCTGTGGCTTATGCGGATCGAGTCCGAGCAATGTTAAGGAGTGCAGCATGAACACAGTAACGGTTCACCATCCAGTGCCAGGCGAAACCAGCTCATTCACCGTTTTCAGTAAGCCCATGGGCCAGATGCAATATCACTGCGCTAAAACCGGAGACCTGGACGGTTCGATTATCGTCAACCGCGAAGAGGCTTTGGCGATGGCAGCGGCATTTACAAGGCTTGCGAAGGATATTGAGGGTTCAGAGAAGATTGCGGCGCTGGGGAATATGGGGGAAGTGGCATGAAAAATTCAGATATGCCGGCAATGCCTTCAAAGGTATCCGTCAACAGGGACTCCGGAGACGTGCAGCCGTACCAGTTCGGGAATGACGATTTTTCGACGCCTGGCCTGACGAAGCGGGAGTATTTCGCGGGGCTGGCGCTCCAGGGCTTATTGGCATCAGGCCCGCACGACTGCGACGATCACGGAGTTGCACACGATGCGCTGCTTTTTGCCAACTCCCTTCTAGCCGAACTCGAAAAGGAGCAAGCGAAATGACACACACAAAATGTTCTCAGGCATACCGGCGTCACCGCATAGCCGGACACGACCAGCAGTGTTTCGCCGCTTTTATGACCATGCGCCACTTGATTGCATCTTACCAGGGCGCGGTTGTGCGGCATCGGAAGCGTTTGATATTGGCGCTTAAGAATATGGAGAAGATGACATGAACACATCACCGAACGACCGGGATGCAGACCGCCTCGCCGACCAGCTTGGCCAGGATGCAGCCCGAGCCGATTTCGCAGAACAGGAGTTCATCGATCACCGTGAAGAATTGGCCGCCGAATTGCTGTCCGGCCTTGAGCTTTGGGCCTGCGGTAAGCCGTTACTGGCATTCGACGATCTGGAGCAAGCGGTGTTCGATCCCTGCGGAGAATACAGCGACCAGATAAGCGCAGCATTCAAGTTGTGCATTGCGAGCCCGGTAGAAGGTGGCCTGGCAATAGCGAGCATTTTTGAATCAGCGGCTCAGGACGTGGTGGACGATTTTGAAGATGCGTTCCGGGCTGATTATGAATTGGATTTTGATATGGAGCGTGCAGCATGAGTACAGCAATAGCAAAGACAGGCGGAGCGGGCTTTTCCCTGCAGCCGCAGAACGTAACCGAAGCAATGCAAATGGCTGAAATGTTGAGCAAGAGCCAGATGATCCCGAAGAACTACCAAAACAAGCCGCAGGACACGCTTGTAGCCATGATGATGGGGTCTGAGCTTGGATTGCATCCTATCCAGGCGCTACAGAATATCGCCGTAATTAACGGCAAGCCCTCGATCTATGGCGATGCCATGCTGGCACTGGTACAGAACCATTCAGCATTCGGCGGCATTCAAGAAAGCTTCGATGAAGCGGCGCAAGTGGCCACCTGCATTGTTTGGCGCAAGAGCGGAGAAAAGCACACGGTTACGTTCAGCCAGGCAGACGCAAAGCAGGCCGGATTGTGGGCGAAGGCGGGGCCATGGACGCAATACCCGAAACGGATGATGACCTTTCGCGCTCGCGGGTTTGCATTGCGTGACCAGTTCGCTGACGCCCTTGCTGGCCTGATTTCTCGGGAGGAAGCCGAGGATATGCCGGAGCGGGATATGGGCAGTGCGCAGCGGTCAGATCACGTAAAGGATGCGCCGGGGTTGACGGAGAAGTGGATAGGAAAAGCAAATACTGCCGGCAGCGCAGATGACTTGTCGGCAGTCTGGAAGGCTGGATTGGCCGAGATTAAAGGTGCCGGCGATATGAGCGCCTATAGCCAGTTCAAGCTTACGGTAGCGGAGCGCGGGGAGAAGCTAAAAGAGCTGGAAGCACAGGTTTCGGAGGTGGCGCAATGATTACGCTAAACCTTGAGCAAGGGTCAGAGTCCTGGTTAGAAGCCAGAGCCGGAGTGATTACCGCTTCTCGCTTCGTAGACGCCAGGGCGAGGCTCACAAAGGCCAGCAAGAACGGCAAGGCCGGAGACTTTACCGGCAAGGCTGCTGATTACGCATGGACGGTTGCGCTTGAGCGAATCGCTGGCAAGCCTCTGGACCAGACGTTTAACACCTGGCAGATGCGCCGGGGATCGGAATTGGAGCCGGAAGCCCGCATGGCTTACGAAATGGAAACCGGCCTGCTGGCTGGTGACTCCGGCCTGATCCTGACCGATGACAGTGTATTCGGCTATTCGTCAGATGGGCTCGTTGATGATGACGGCCTGGTAGAAATCAAATGCCCGGCCAGCTGCCAGAAAATCGGCAGCATCTGGAGTGATCCGGCCAACGCGACCGCTGAATACATTGACCAGATTCAGGGCGGCCTGTGGATTACCGGGCGCAAGTGGTGCGATTTCATCATGTACTGCCCTTGGCTGGAGTCGGTCGGCAAAGAGTTGTTCATTCAGCGTGTTGAGCGCGACGACAATTACATCGAAGCGCTGGAGCAAGACTTGCTGGCATTCAATGCGCTGATTTGTGAGCACGTTAATAATCTGAAAGCGCCTGTTCAGGCGAGGAAGGCCGCGTAATGTCAAAAGTTAAACTGATCTTCACCGCCGAAACCTTGGACCAACTGCGCACCCTGAAGCAGTCAGAGGGCATCACCAAGCGCGAATGCTCTAACCGACTTGGCGTCAATCTGGTGACCCTGAACCGCGCCGCTGACCGCGCTGGGCTGCGCAGTGAGCTGACAGAAATGTTTCCCTTGAGCGTGTTTAAGGGTGCGGAATCGGCGCTGGCAAAGTCAAAGGCCCGCGATATTCACAGTCTATCCGGCAAGGAAAAAGAGGAAGCGGTTGCCCGCTATGCAAAGGCCCGGAACTCAACCAACGAAGCGCGGCTGATGACCGATGAACTGCTATCCGAAAAGCACGGCATTCCTCATCGTAACGTCTCAAGAATTTCATCGGAAGGTCAGGTTTATGCGTTGGGCTCAAGAGCGTTGCAGCATATACCGCCAGAGCGAATAAAGGCGCTGTGCCGTGACCTGAAAAAGCGGAAGTGGTTGCTGGAGTTAAGAGTTGAAAATTCCGCCACGCTAATGGCTAAAGAGCTTCGGGTTGATTGCGCAAAATTCACCCGGTGGTTGGAGTACCAGCTTCGGAAGGGTGCAGCGAAACAAGAAGTGGCGGCCAATGATCCGGCCTGGACGTTCCTGACAATGCCGGCGATCAACCCGGGTCAGAGTCTCGGTTACTATGGGCATGGATAAGGTAAATGTGATGAGCGATATTAGAGCAGAGTTTGAAGCGTTTATTATTTTGCCGCCACACGAAAAAGAAATTTCTAGGTTCCCGGAAGATGGATCTTCGGCGTGGCCGGGTAGCTATAAAAACCTAATCGTTGACCTTGCTTGGGATGCTTGGCAAGCCAGCCGCCAGGCGCTTGAGGGTGATCCATTTACGTGGGTTTTCACAGACGTTAACGGTAAGGCATCGGAGATTGCAGGCGACCCAGTGCATAGAAGCCCGCAAGATTTGAGGATATACACGGCGCTCTACACCCACCCTGCCATCGCCAATGTGCCGGAAAAATGGCGCACAGTTATGAAAGAGCTTGCCGATGATCTTGAAAGCGAGATTGAAGCCCGTAGGTCTGGCGATCTTGACCGACGCATTGAGCGTGATCTGATTGTAGTGAAAGAAGCGAGAGTGTTACTTGACGAACAGGAGCCAGGCCAATGAGTGATACGCCAGAAATTATCTACTTAATCCACGGTGAGTACGAGGGCGAACACTGTCGCGTTTGGTGTGACGATCCAGCGCCAAGCTCTTACAACGATCCAGCCGAGGCGGTGAAGTATGTGAGGGCTGACATCCACGAATCTGCACTGAAGCGCCAAGGCAATGCCGCAAAAATGGGCATGGATGCGGCGAAGAAAGATGCGATCTGGCGCGAAGAGAATGCCAAGCGACTGCTGACTGAAAGTAATCCAGCGGCGATAGAAAGCGAGCGGGCGATGAATGCGGAGTTGACCGCCGAGAATGAGCGCTTGCAGTCGCGGGTGGTTGAGCTTGAGCGTCAAGGTGCTCAAAGTTCGGGCGACGAGGATGCGCGGTTTAATCAGGTTGTTTTTTTGGTTGACGCGCTTCGTCAGTCCACGCACGGCAAGGAAATTGTAGAACAGGCTTCGGGCAATCAAATTATGGACGTTGAGCTTCGGGATTATCTTGAAGACTTCGGCTTGCTGCCGGTATCTTGCGAAAGGCTGCGCAGTAAAGCCGACAAGGCTGGAGGTGATTTGTGAAGCTAATCAAAGCAACCAAGTTTCGAGAAACATATTTCTGCCCCGGCAGCGCTCCAACAATCAAGACGCTGAAAAAGAACATTGATGACGGGGATTTGCCGGGTAAGGTTATCGGTACAATCTACTATGTGGATCTGGACAAGCTCTCGAAATCCGACAACGCCTTGGTTAACCGGGTACTGGCAGCGTGAGCCCTCGCCCGCGCAGCCCAAAGAATAAGGCTTTGCCGTTGAACCTGTATGCAGCGAACGGCGGCAAGTCCTATTCCTACCGGCATCCCATAACCGGTAAGCAGCACGGTATGGGCGCCAGTCGTTCGCAGGCCATTGCCGCGGCGAAAGAGCTTAACGCCATGCTGATACCAGATTCGGATATTGTGGCCAAGGTGCTTGGGCGCGTCACCGTCAATCAGCACATTGATTGGTTTTACGCCAACGTGGTGCCGGATAGGGACTATAAAGCCGGGACGCTTGGCACGTATCAGGCACAAATGAACAAGCTGCGCGGCTCAATGGGTAGTGCTGCGATTGAGGACGTTAGCGTTCAGGATCTTGCGGAGTTGATGGAAGCGCAGTCAGCCAGGACGGCCAACCAGTTCAGGCAGGTAGCAACAGATTTGTTTCGAGCGGCAATGAGCCGAGGTCTACGTGAGGATAATCCAGCGCAGGCCACACTCAAGCGCCGTGAGCGTAAGGCAAGGCAAAGACTGACCAAGGCACAGTTTGATTCCATACGGGCCGTGAGCAAGCCGTGGATGCGTAACGCGATGGACTTGGCGCTGATAACGCTGCAAAGGCGTAACGATGTGGCTGGCCTGAAGTTCGATGATGTGCGGGAGGGGATTTTGTACGTTGTGCAGGGTAAGACCGAGAAGCACGACACCGGATACCTGGCCATAACCGTTGGCCCTGCCCTGCTCTCCATTATTCGCCGCTGTCGTGACGACGTGATGAGCCCGTACATGGTCCACCGTAAGCCGCAGCGTAAGATCAAAGACCGCGAAGGGATGAATCACTGGACTCAGGTGGTGCCGGATATGCTAACGCGAGCCTTTGCTGCGGCGCGGGATGAGTGCGGATTGTTTGCTGGTATTGATGCCGCAGCACTTCCGACGTTTCACGAGATCCGCGCGCTGGGGATTAAGCTGTACCGTGACCAGGGTATTGAACCGCAGCGATTGGCCGGACACTCCACTGCAAAGATGACGAGCAACTACGACGCGGGGCATGATGAGATTCG